CTTGATGGCGTTCGTCATCTTATCCCAGACGGTGTTGACTGTGTTGCCGATGGCCTGCCAGGCAGCATCCCAGTTGCCGCGGAACACGGCGCTTAAAAAGTCCGTCAGCCCGCGCAGCACAACAACGGCCAGATCGATGGCATCCGCAATAGCCCCAACGGCCACGCCAACAACGTCCGCAATGGCGTTGAATACCTCAGCAAACGCGGGGCCGAACGTGGCGATGATCCACTTGGCCACCGGGGCCAGCAGGTTGTTCCACAGGTCCAGCAGGCAGTTGGCAACGCTTGCTACCAGCAAAAGAATGTCATCCCACAGGGGTTTGAGGTGGGAGGACCACAACTGCTGCAGAACGCTGATCAGGTTCTGCAGGATTGGCTTGACAATGGTTTCCCACAGGAGGGTGGCCAGATCCTCCAGATTCTGGAACGCAAGGATCACACCGTCCATAAGGGGCTGCCCGTAAGTATCCCAGGCGGTTTTGATGCCGCTCATCAGGTCTTGCCAGATCTGCAAAAGCAGGTCAAGCGCAGGGATCAGCACACCATTGATGGCGTCCGTGCCAATTCCGCATGCCCAGGTGAACAGGTCGGCCAGGACATAAATGGCAGTGGAAGCAACACCGCCCACAATGGGGGCAAACGCTTCCGAAAACGCATTGAACACACCAGGGGCAAACGTGCCGCTCAGATAGGTGAGCAGTGGGGAAAGCCCCTCGTTCCAAAAAGCAAGCGCTGCCTGTTGAACCTCCGGCCAGACGGCGCTGGCCGCGTTCCGTATCTGTTCCCATGCGGCGCTCCATGCGGCAACGCTGGGGGCCAGCAGCGTCTGGAAGGTGCTCAAAAAGTTCTTCAGCTTGTCCGTGATCCCGCCCAGAGGGCTGGCAATATGATCAAAATTATAGTTTGCTCCGCCGCTGCTCCCTGTCTTGGCATCCAGCCGCTCGATCTCATCAAACCCGGCCAGGCTGCGCTTGGCCTTGTCGGCCTGCTTGGAGGTGGATCCGGCGGCGCTGCCAACGGCATTGATCCCCTTGGCGGTCTGCTTCATGCTGGAGATGCTTTTCCCGGTCAGGAGAAAAAGCAGACGAAGAAAGCCGTTGATCAGAGAGGTGAGAAGGTTCAGCAACCCGATAATCGCAGGGGAAAGCGCGGAAGCCAGCCCTGCGGCAGCAGTGGCTGCGGCACCCTTTAACTTGCCAAGCGCGGTGCTTACCCCGTTTGTTTTGGCAATCGTGGTTCCCATCACGTTTACCACGGAGCGCAGGGCGGAGGAGATCAGGTTAAATACCAGTGCCCCCGACACAATACCTGCAAGTCTACGGCCAAGCTGCCCCACAGCCTTGGAGGTCCGCGCAACGGCAGCCGCGGCAATCTGGGCTTTCCCCGCCATCGTTGTGGATTTGCCTGCGGTGGCTGTGGATTTACCCGACGCAGCCATAGCCATGGCCGCCTGCTCCCGCACGGCACGCTGCTCGGCGGCCTGGGCGGCCTTATTCTGTGCGGTAACGGCCTTTTGCGTCTCCGCCACAATGAGCTCCGCGTGCTGCGTGGCGGTTTCGTTCATGGTTCCGTAGGCTTTGTTCTGGCGTGCCTCAATTTTGGCATACGCTTTTTCGATACCCGCGGCCTGCTTGTTGAAGTACGCCTGCATGGAATCTTCGCCGTTCAGGTACTGTGCCAGGCTGCTTTGACGGGTTACCGCCTGCTCTTCGGTCGCCAGCTGTGCGGCCAGCGCCGCGTGCTGGTCCTGCAGACCGGCAAGAACGCTTTCCTGCTCGGTATACTTTGCCGTCAGGCCGGGAATGGACTGCTGCAGCTTGTCCAGCGCACCCTGAAGCTCCGACGCTTTGGCCGCGTCGCTGGCAAAATGCTGGCCCACAAACTCCTGGGCTTTCAGGTTTGCAGCTTCCGGGGTGAGCAATGGATTCCGCTGCTTCTCGATCTCGGCGCGGCGTTTTACAAAGCTGTCCATCTGTTCGTTCACGTTTTCCAGCTCTGCTGCCGTGGATTCCGCCTTGCTCTGGGCATCGGAAAGCTCTTTCCCAAGCGCCAGATGCTTGCTGTTTGCGGTATTGATCTGCCTGTCCAGCGCAGCAACCTGCTGGGCGGTGCTCTTGGCCTTGGCCTGCAGCTCTTTCAGCTCGGCATAGGCGCCTTTATTGTTGATTCTGGTATCCAGAATGATCGACCCATCAGCCAAAAATTACACCCCCAGACTTTTGAAAAATTCTTCTTCCGCGCTGGTCAGCTTGTGTTTGGGCAGGGTGACCAGATCGGGATTGTTGCGCACAAATTCCTGCTCGGCTTTGTCCAGCTTTTTGCCGTGCAGGCGCTTATTGCGGATGGAGACGACCTGCGCAAACTGGCCGTCCCCGATGCAGCCAAATGCCCCGATGAACTCCCACCAGTGCAGGTAGGTGCAGCGGCGGCAGCTGTAGCCCAGAACTTTGTCCACTGCCGGTGCCATGATGGCGGCGTCGGTGTTCCAGTCCACAAGGGCGGGCTTTGGCACGGCGGCTTCCACCGGCTTGCCGCAGTTGATAAACACCATGGCCGCCTGGGCTGCTGCACTCAGGTCCGGCAGGTGCTTCCAATCCGGGTACAGGATCTCCAGGCAGGCAAGGGTCTGTTCCTGCGGGCTCAGCTCCGGGTCACGCAGGGCGGAGATGGCATCCAGCACGGCGCGGTAGTCGCTGCGGATGGCAAACTCCTGCCCGCATACCGTCACGCTGGTGGGCAGCTTCCAGCCGCTCACTGCTGCTCCGGGGCCAGCCCGGCGGTGCTGCCCTGGTAGGCGTCCGCGTGCCTGGCAATGCGGGCCGCGCTGGCCTTGGCGGCGGCTTCCACCGCCTGGGTCAGCATCGGGGTGACGGCATCCAGCACGGCTTCGGCCACCAGGCTGCCATCCTCGCAGAAAGCCAGGCTGGATACCCCGGCAAAGAATACATCCGATACCGGCGTGCCGAAGATGTAATCAAACCAGTGGCGCACCTGCCTGTCCCACTCCACCAGATCCTCAGGGCCGGTCACGGGCGCGGCCGTAATTTCGGCAATCTTGGCGCGGGCTTCCTCCATGCGGCCGGCCAGGCCGATGTCCGAGGGATTGAAGCGGATGGTGCCGATCAGGGTGCCGTCCGCATCCTTGACGTCATAGCTTTTTAAGCCGCGGTCAATGTTCAGCTCCATTGTTTATTCCTCCGTGAAGGTGGGCACGCCGGCCGCAATGGTGCAGGTGCCCAGCGTTTTGTTGTTGGACAGGTGTACGTTCATCGGCATGCCGACGTAATCGGAGCCGCCCAGGCTCTGGGGCACGATGGTGCAGCCGGTGTGCTTTTCCGCCGTGAAGGAGCCGGAAGCAGCCCCCAGGAAGCAGTGGACGTGCAGCACATCGAACATGCTCAGCTCGCTTACGGCGTTGCGGCGCTCAATGTCCAGCAGCTTGGCGCTCAGCTTCTGGCCGCCGCGGATGGTGCAGGGGTCCAGGTCAAGCTCCGGCTTTGCGGCGCTCACGTTTACGTCCGTAATGCCCAGGATGTCGGTCACGGTGTCGGTGTCGTGGTTGTATTCCACGCTTGCGTCCTCAACGCCGCGGCCCAGCAGTTCCCAGGTCTCAGTACCGGAACCGCCGACGTTCACAAAGATCATGTCCAGTTTGCGGTCAGCTTTTTGGCCGGCGGTCAGGTTGATAGCAGCTTCTGCCATGGTTATTCCTCCTCAAGATAGAGTTTGATTTGTAATTGATAGCGGGCCGCGTTGGCATCCGCCCCGGTGGGTACACCGGCGTTGGATGCCGTGATTTTGGTCACGCGGTACCCGCTGACAGCGGGGTAGTTGTGGGTGCGCTCCTGCCCGCGGATCCAGGCGGAGAGCGCGGCGAAAAAATCAGCTGCGTCCAGGTTGGGCTTCAGCTCCCGTCCAAACGGCAGCTGCGCCACAAAGGTCAGGTTGTATTCGGCCAGGTCGTACCCCAGCACGTCGGTGCGGTGGCTCTCGCTGGCCGTGCGCAGGGTGTATTCGGTCGGCTCTGCGCCCAGGTAGTTGGCGTTGAACAGGTCCTGCCTGTTGATCAGGGGGCACTGTGCGCGCATCCAGGCGCGGGTGGCATCCAGTACGTTCATCTTCCGGGTCTCCCTCCTGCCAGGGCGGCGGCTTCGCGGATGACGTCATCCTTGTGTTCGGCCATGGTCCGCTCAAACCAATAAGCGCCCCGATCCGGCGCGCCGTTGTAGGTCAGCGGGCGGCCGGTGGGGTACTTGTGGGGCGGGCTGAAAAAGCCTGCCAGCTCGCCGCCCTCAAAGATGGGAATGTTGGGGCCGTACACCTCGCCGTAGTACAGGTAGCGCGCATAGGGCGTGGCGTACACGATCATGCCGTCCCCGATGGCGCTTGCCGTGATGGCGCTGTGCTTGAGCGTACCGGTGCGGAATGGCACCTTGGGGTCACAATAGCGGATCACCGCTTCGTCCACCGCCTTCTGCACCCTCCCGCCCGGTGTCAGCCCCCGTTTTTCCAGGGCATCAGAAAGAGCGGAAAGGTCAAGGCGGGCATCATATTTCAGTCCCATCAGCTTGCCTCCACATACCAGTGCGGCGCGGGGTGGCCGCGGTTGTCATGCACGTCCAGCACGGTGGCGGTCACGGTGCCGCAGGTGATCTTGTCGCCGGGGGCAATGTCCAGCCCGGCGGGGGCGGCGCTTTCCGGGATGCGGCATTTGTACACCCGCGCCGCGTGCAGGCCGGTGGAATCCACGGCGGTCTTTGCCTGCCCGTACCAGCTCACGCCGGTCAGGGTGGTTTCTTCTTTCACGTCCCGGTCGGCATCGCCGTCATAGTGCAGGTGGGTCAGGGTCACGGTCTGGTCACAGCCGTACAAGGGCCGCACCTCCCATCCCGGCCCGCATAGCGCAGCGGATGGCTGCGCGGCAGGTAAATATCCGCGGCCGCCTGCATGTCTGCCGTGTACTGTGCGGTCAGGGCGGCAGTATTCAGCGTTTCGCTGTAGCCGTCTGTGTTAAAGGCTGCCAGGCCGGGGCGGCTGCGCTCATCGGCCTTGGCGGCCTGGTAGCGGGCGGCAACATCCGCCAGCGCGCAAGCCGCCAGCTTTACGGTATCATCCACCGGCGCCCCGCACTTCAGGCGGCCAAATGTGATGCTGTCCAGATAAGCGCAGGCTTCCCGCACGGCGGGCAGCCACTGCCCCTGGGTGGTGATCAGGGTGCCGCAGTAGGCGCCCTGATAGTCGGTAAAATCAGCATACATGGCAGCCCCCTTACTTGGATGCAGGCAGGGTGACGGCAACCGGCACGGCGGCTGCGGCAACCGTTACGGTGCCGGTCTGCGGGCGGTAACCGTCTGCCTTGACGCTGTAGGGATATTCACCGGCGCGCAGGTGGAACACGGCGGTGCCGTCAGTGCCGGTCAGGCGGATGGCACCGTTCACATTGACAGCTGCACCGGCAATGGCGTTGGGGGAGCTTTCGGCATTATCCTTGACGGTAAAGGTCACAGTCTGGTCGGTGTAGGCGGTCGCGGCGTCAATGTAGGCAAAGGGCACGTTGACGCGGTTCTCGTTCATGCGGGTGGCGGGGTTCGGCATAGCCCAGCCCATGCGGAAGGTAACGCGCAGGGCAATCATGTCCTGCTGGGCCAGGTTGAAGATGATGTCCTTGGTGCTGGGGTCCTGGATCACGGCCTGGTCCAGGATCTTGACGTCCACATCCTGGCGGATGGCGTACACCAGCTGCTTAAAGTTGCCGGCCACCATGCGGGCAACGCTGGTATCAAAGCTGCCGTTCTCAGGAAAGTAGATCGGCGCGCCGTCCAGGGCATAGGGGGTGGTGCCCTGCATATCGCTCTTGTACAGGGGGTGGCCGTTGGTGTCCTTGATGCCGCGCAGGGACGCTTTGGCACCCATGGCAGCCACAACGCCGTCCACGGTGTAGCCTGCATCCTCCACCTTGGCAAACAGTCCGTTTTCGCCCAGCAGGGAATCATAGCTGATGCCGCCGGAAACGTTGTTGCCGGCCTGGCGGGCAACGGTGATAATGTCGTTCTGCCACTCTGCCGGGCGGTTGATGCCGAACAGAATGGCCTGGTCCACCCGCAGGCCGATGGCTTCGTTGACGCGCGGGGTCACCTCGCCCAAAATGTCAAACTCAGCATCGGCCAGAACGGCTTCGGGGATGGGGACAATGACTGCCAGCTCACCGGCGGTCAGGTAGACGTTTTCCCACGCCTGGCGGGAAGTCTGCTTATAGCCGGTATCACCGTTGACCCAGTAGGCCAGCGGCAGCATGGAAAGCACCGGAATGCGGGTCTGCTTGCTGGTCATGTTGGGCAGCTTGCGGCCCAGCTGCATCACAACGCTCTGCTTGGGGGCATCCTGAAAAATGGTGCTGACAACCTGCTCACGGATGAGGGCTTCAGCGCGGGAACGATCAATAACATTGGGCATGGGTTATACTCCTTTCATTTGCCAAACGCGGCACGGATCGCTGCGTTTGCTTCTTCGCGGCCGGTGGCAGCTGCCGGGGTGCCGGTAGCACTGGCCACAATGCGCGCGGGCTTGGTATCGGCGGCAAACGCGCCGGGGTCATTTTCGCGGTAGGTCTTTACAAAGTCGTCAAAGCCCAGCAGGCTGTCCCCCTGCAGGGGCAGGTTCTTGGCGGCCAGGTCGGCCATAAATGCTTTTTTTGCGCTGGCGCTGGTAAAGTGCAGCCCGGCGGCTGCATTCTGGGCGGCATAGCCTGCCTGCAGCTCGGCCACTTTTGCGTCCGCCGCTTTCTGAGCATCGGTGGCTTTCTGCTGCCAGTCGGGGTCATAGCCTTTCAGCTTGGTGTTGGCCTCGTCAAGCTGGGTGCGGATGGCGTCGCGTTCGGCTTTGGCGGTCTCGGCTGCCTGCTTTTCGCGGTTCACGTCTGCGCCGTTCATGGCGAACACACGCTGCACCTGCTCATCATTCAGGCCAAGGGCTTTGAGTTCTTCGGTTTTCATGGGTGTTACCTCCTGTGTAGGGTGTCAGATAGGCGTTTTTAGGTGGTTGCCGTCACCGTCTGTGCGGCTGTGTAAGCCCTGCCGCAGCCGGGCAAAAGGGTATAAAAATTGCCCGCTTGCCCCTCATGCAGGGCAAGCAGGCATAAAAATACCACGGTGCAGAATTTGCATCGTGGTTTCAATAATTTGTTGGTGCGGCCTTTACGGCACAATTTCCACGCCGGGCAAAACGTCCGTGTAAAAGCACAGCCGGTACTGGCGCGGGCAGATGTAATTCACCTTGAACTGTTCCGGGCTGGTCACTGCGGTCAGCACGGCCAGCATCAAAACAAGCAGCTTCTTCATTATATCCTCCTAAAAATGGGCATGAAAAAACCACGGTGCGCGTGCATCGTGGTTGAATTGTTAGGGGTTATTCGGGTAATTCGCCCAAATCATTCAGGATAGAGGTGTAGATTTGGGCATGTGCCTGTTCTGTCGGGATGTCCCCATCCAATAGCCCGTCATACTGTGGGTCAACAGGGTGCTCTTTCAGGAACGCCTTCATTTGTTCAATCTCTTCCGGCGTAATAGTTAACTCCATATTGCGCAATCTCCTCAAGAAAATTAGAAACAAGATTTATTTTAGACTGTGACGTCAAAGAAGGTTCCTTTGTAGCGTCGTGCAACGCCAATGAATCCTTTTTGAACAATACAGAATCGGTTGCGGCGGTCTTTTCCAGTGCATATACACTGCCGTCATTGCCGACAATCGTCAGCATCCGCATCGAATTCCGGCTCGCAAAGCCAAGAATATCCTCGGGCGAAAAGGTCATCCCACTTGGATGGTTGTGTATTGCAATGTGAGGCGTGCTGAAATTCGGGATGTGAACGCCTCCTTCCTGCTCGCCGGTAAAATATCCGCTCACGGGCTGCATATCCAGCCCATAGCAGCGGGCCTTTTCTATCCCAAGCGGAACCTTTCGGGCTTCCAGCAGCAGCTTCTTGTGCGCGTTGGCAAGGGCGCGGCTGCCCGCAGCGTCCAGCGTCTCACAGGCAAACGGCTGAATACGCTGAATGCTCTGGATGGTAATCTCCTTGTACCCCAGGCTGATTTCTTTCAGTGTAGCATTGTTTTGGGCGGATTGCAAGGCGCTTGCCGCCTCATCCGCCTGTTTCGCCTCCCTTCGCCCAAAGCCCGGCACCTCCGCCCTTGCGCTGTCCAGCCTCTCCCCGGTTTCTGCCAGGAACGCACTCAGCTGCTGCCGGGCGGCTTTCAGCTTGGCGGCGCTTTGGCTGGCATCCACCCCGGCGGCGGTCTCGGCCAGGTAACGGCGCTTATACTTGCGCACCCTGCGTTCCAGCGCCCGCTGCATCTGGGTGATCTCGTACCGGGTGTACAGCCCGCCGCCATAGGGAATATTGCGGGCGTCCAGTTCGGCCAGGCGTTCGTCCGTGTAGTTGCGGACAGATACGCCGGGATAGAACGGGTAAAAGTTGTGGCGGCAGTTCCAGCCGCACAGGCCGGGGCCGGTGCCGTAACCAGTGGCGGTTTCAAAATCCTCGTACCGCTCGCCGTCCTGCACCACAGCACCGCCGCGGTGGTAGACCCGGCCCTGCCACACCGCATGGGTGGGGCGGGCCCCCTCGTGGGCGGTCACTTCCACAAATTCGCAGCCCATCTCTTCCATGCGTTTCAGTTGCAATTTCGCACAAGTCTGGTTCACGCCGGTCAGCACCGCCCGGCGGGCGGCCACTTCCAGCGTGTCAGTGTGGCCGCTGGGGTAGGTGATGTACGGCATGGTGTCCGCCAGATCATCCACCGTGCGGCGGATGGCGGTGCTGTAATCCAGGGCCCCAGTGCTGATCAGCCCCCACGCGCGGGAAAGCCGGTCCTCAAACGCGCCGGTCACCGTGTTGGCGGTGGTGGCCGTCAGGTTCTGCCAGGTGCCGCAGGTCTGGCGGTACCCGGCATTCAGCAGGTTCAGCAGGGCAGGGGACTGGTTGACCGGCGGCGGGTCCAGCCCGGCAGCCGTATAAACGGCATCGTCCGCGGCCAGGGTCTGTGCCCCGGCGGTTTCCAGCAGCCGCTTGATCTCTGCCCAGCTTTTGCCGGTGTACCTGGCCAGGGTGGCAACGGTGTTGCCGCGCACCGCGCGGGTTTCGGCCAGCCGCCATGCCTGCCATATGGCCGTTGGGGTCAGCGGGTCCAGCTCGCCCAGGCTTTTCATGCGCCGGGCAATGTCCTGCAAAATGTCATCTTCCACCTGCTGCCACAGCTGCACAAAACGGCGGGGCAGGGCTTCCAGCTGGTCAGGGGTCAGCATGGGGCATCACCTCACGGGGCAAAGGTCAGGGTTTCATCGGCGGTGTTCTCGGCGCTGGTTTCAGCCGCGATCTGGGCGGCTTCCTCCTGGCTGTAGCCCTCAAACTCGGTCAGGTAGCGCTGCATGGGGAACTTGCCCGCCTGCACATACTGCCAGAACAGCTGCTTGCGCTCGCCGGGGTCATTTACAATGCTGTCGTCCCAGTTGTACACGGCGGTGTAGCTGCCCGCGGAAACCAGCTGGTACAGGTCGGCATAGGCGTTCATTGCGTACAGCAGGTCATCCAGCGCCACCTGCAGCGCGTGCTGAATGCTTTTTACGGTGGAGTAGCTGCGCTGCTTGCTTGCCATGATCTCGGTGGCGGTCTTGTCCACATTCTGGGGGTCGCTCAGGGTGCCATAGGCAAGGCCGCACTGGAACTCGATCCGCTTCAAAATGCCGTCAAGCCCGCGCAGATAGGCTTCATCCCGCAGGGCGGGCGCAAACACATTGAACAGTGTGCGGTCCGCCACATTGCCGGTCATGCAGCCGCGGTACAGCCGCCCGCTGCGCTGGTCCATCTGGAAACCACCGTCCCCGGTGGGGCGCAGGGCCGCAGCGTCCACATCAATGGCAAGCTGGCCGCCCTCGTACTCCCACAACAGGCGGCCAAACTGTTCGTCTGCATCGTGGATGGTATCCACGGCGGGGGCGTAAACGCTGGCCCCCAGCGGGCTGTGCCGGTCATTGCGGTTGGCAAGGGGAATGCGGAAGTAGGCGAATAACGGCCGTTCCACCTCAATGCGCACCTCCGGCGCAATGTCGGCCCACTCCGGAACATCGGCCAGCGGGATCTCCTGCCCCAGGCTGGCCGTGCTGGAACTGGCAAACGCCTTGTTTTGGATGGTCTGCACCCCGGCGGCGTATTCGTGCCGCTCCAGGCGGGTGTAGATTGTGTTTTTACGTTTGAGTTGTTCGGAGAAGATCGCCCCGGTCAGGCGGCCGGTGGTGTCAAAGGTGGTGGGAAAAAAGCAGTCCCCCTGCACCACATCCACCAGCAGCCGGTCACCGGAAACATAGGGCTTGAACACCGCCCCGCCCAGCGCGCAGGCAATCTCGGTGTAGTTGGGCAGCTTGTCCAGAAACGGGGCCAGCTGCTCTGCCAGATAGTCCGCCCGCGAAGAGCCGGACAGGCTGACTTTCAGCTCCATCGTGACCAGCCGGGCAAATTCCCGCGCCACGCTGGCTGCGATATGCAGGCTGTGCAGGTCGTTTTTGGCCGTGCACCAGGGGCCGCCCGTCTCGTACATCTGGGCCCACAGGGCAAGGGCATTTTCCATCTGGCCGGACAGGATAATGTCGTTTGCGCCGGGGGCATCGCCAAACAGCGTGCCAATCTGGGCGCGCAGCCAGCGCAAAAGCTTTTGGAACATCTTCACTTCCTCCAATCCGCCCAGCGGTATTCGCGGGCCAGCACGGTATAGCAAAAATAGCGGATGTCGTCCATGGCGTGGTCGTTCTCCTTGATGACGGCATCCTGCGGGGCTTTGTCGTCCCAACAGTAGGTCTTGAACTCCCGCAGGGCATCCGTGCAGCTTTCGTGAATCTGCACCCGCCCGGCTTGCAGCAAGCTGGCCGTGACCCGAATGCCGTCCAGCACATCGTTGGCGGCAGCCCGCACCATGTACCGCCCATGGCGGCGAATGGTTTCAAGAAAGGACGCGGCGGAGGGGTCCACCACCACTTCCTGCACATAGTAACCGCGGGTCAGTTCTTCCAGCGCGGCGTAATGTTCTTCATCGGTGCGCTGGTGCTGGACCTCGCGGGAGTTGTAGTAACTTTCCTTGATGCGCACCGCCCGGTTGGCCTGCACGCACCACAGCCCCATGCTGCACGGGTTGTGGGTGCCGTAGTCGATCGAGACAAAAAAGCGGCCATCCATCCCGGCGGTCGGCCCGCGCAGCAGGTAGGCATCCGAGTTGGCCGCCACAAAGGGGTAAACCAGACCTTCGGCCACCACCCAGCGCCCGCGGATGTACCGCTCGTAAAACACGCCGGTGTACTGCGCCCGGTACCGCGCCTTGATCGGCTCGGACAAGCTCAGGTTGTCATCCATCGTAAAGTGCAGGTACAGCAGGTTCTTGGCGCGGGCCTGCAAAATCCAGCTTTTGTAGAACCAGTGCTCCGGCCCCTCCGGGTTGCAGTTGAACCAGAACTTGGAACCGTCCACAGAACAGCGGGCGGTGGCCTGGTTTACAAAGCTTTCCGGCATCAGGGCAACTTCGTCAAACAGCGCGCCCGCCAGTGTAATGCCCTGGATCAGGTCCTGGCTGCCTTCGTCCTTGCCGCCGAACAGGTAGTAATAGTTGGTCACGGTCCCGCGGGTAACAATCAACAGATTGTCGCCCCGGCGCTCGGCGGCAGTGTAGCCGCGGGCGGTCAGCATCTGCTTGAGCACCCCCACCACGTTGCGCCGCAGGCTGGCAATGGTTTTGCCGCACAGGGCAAAGTTCTGGCCGTTAAAGCGCGCCATGCCCCACAGCACAAAACTGAGGGAGAGCGAAACGGTTTTGCCGGAGCGGATGGACCCGTCCGCGATCAGCCCGTCCGCCGCCTGTACGGGGGAGGTGCTGCACCACCAGGTAAGCACCTGCTTTTGGCGGCGGCTGAACGGCCGGAACCGGAACGCGGCAGGCTTAACCGGGTTCATCCGCACCATCCTTCCAGGCTTCGGGTGCCTGCTGCTGCATTGCGGTCAAAAAGCCGTCATCAGCGGGCGGGGGTGGTGCTTCGGCGGGCTTGTCGTTCCAGCCAAAATTGCAGCGCAGGCTGAATTGCGCGCCATTGGTGCCGTCCCGGTCAAACAGGCGTTCTTCGGCGTAAGCTTCGCACTGGGCTTTCGCGCGCGTAATCGTGGTGCAAAATTCCTTTTTGCCCTGGTAGGCGTTCAGGTCCCGGCGGCAGGAAAACCCCAGCGCCAGGGCCAGCCCGCTTACCGTCGGCGGTTTGGCATCCACAATAATGGGCAGGCCGTATTTGTCCTGGAACGGCTCGCCGGTATCCGGGTTCATCAGGGGGTGCCCCTTGCAGGCGGTGAAATAGGCATCAATTTTGCCTTGGATCTCTTCCACGCTTTTGTACTTCGGGGGCCGCCCGACCGGATTGCGTTTGTATGCCATGTTTCACCGCCTTTCTGCAATAAAATACCCCGCCGGGTTGGGGCGGGGTGGAATATTAAAGAACCCCGGCACGCACGGACAAAAGGAAAGAGAGTAAAATGTGTGAGCCTTTGCCGGGTGCCGGGGAGTGGGGCCGCACAAGGGCCTTGCACCCTTGCTGTGCCGTTGCTTGGGAACACAGCGCCCCTGCCAAAGGGCCGGCTGTGCGGCATAAAAACAGCCAGACGGGAGCAAGACCGTCTGGCTGAAATGGGGAGGATAAAATGACAATACAAAAGCCGTAAGGACGTTTTGGGTTCCTTACGGCTTTTGATGATGGTATTATAGCATGTTTATTGGGGGTCTGCGAGGGTCAAAAGTCAGTACTTGTTGGCTAGATATAGCAGAACAGCACCTAATATGGCTAGGATATTGAAGCAATAAACATAGGGATAGTTGAAAAATGTACGGAATAGCCAAAGGCCAGATTCCTTGGCGTGTTTATTGACCGATAGCGAAAAACCTGCAATTTTTGCTACAAAGAAAATCAACATGAACAATGTATCAAAAACAATGATTCCGACAACAGTGCAATAAAAAAGCAGTGCATATACATTTTTAGGGGTTAATGTTTCAAATCCTTTGGTAAAAAGAGATATTTCAGCCATGAAGCCAACGACGACAGCAGAAAATATACCTAAAATAGTAATAGATTGCTCGTGAAACCCCTGAACCTTTGATTCAAGAAGTTTGGTATCATTAGCTACTTCCTGCGCTATAGCTGACGTTTGCTCTTGTTGAGTCTTGGAAACTTTAGCCAGATTTCGAATTTCATCCATGCGATTTAGGCGCAAACATTCCAATTCAATGTGATCCAAGAGCTTTTGCAAACTTCCCAAAATACGGGCATCTTTTTCCGTTTGCTTTTGCAGAGCAGCCAGATCGACAACTCTTGCAAGAATAACGGGAATAGAATCGCGCTCATCCGCTTGGTAGGAGCCCAAGCAACGTGAAAGTATAGAATAAGAATGACGAAAATTTTCATCATCGTATACCGCTTGCAGCTTAACCAAAAAGTCTGCAGCAACATCAGAGGATGGAGCTGAATCTAATTCATCAACAGCATAGTTCCTTATTTCGTCAAGAACCGCAACAAGTTGAGTCATTTGCTCGTCTTGGAAAGTTTTGAAATCATTCATTGCAAGCAGTTCGTCCTTTTAGTTATGCTGAAAGTCCAAGGGGATCATTGTCTCTGAAATAGTGCAAAATAGCATTAAAAGGGATAACATCGGAAGGCTGAGTGTTCATCCAAGGGGATTCCCGATGAGTTCTTCCGACGAGTTCTCGCGCGGTAAGAGAAAGGCATTTGTCAATGACAGAAATCAGAAGTTTTTTCTCATCAGAACCGTAGCAGGAAAAAGGCTGGTCGGAAGGCGGAATAAGAATTGCATTTGCGCTGAAAGAGCAGTATTCAAAATAAACGGATGGAACGACAGGCCCATATGCCCAGTGTTCGATTTCATCTGAAAACAAAGATTCTCCATAAGCCTTGGCATAGTATCCCTGCAAATAGTACAGTGTTTTTTGGAGTTTTAAATTTGTCACGGGAAAACCGCACTGGGCTGCATAGGTAATAATATCAGCGGATAATTGTTTGGCGTTCATACAGTTTTCCTCCTATCTAGTTTAATTATAAGTATATTACAATAATATTATAGCATATCACTTCCTGCTAGTGTTGACAATTCTTTGTTAAGAGAATTGTCGAAAATATCTATTTCGCTGAGACTTTTTTTGTGCCTCCTCCTAACCCACCGATATTCCAGGTGCATCTCCACTGCGATCTGTTCAAAGCGCTGGCCAAGCAGGTATCTTCTGCGCAAAATTTCCTGATCACGGGCATCGGTAATTTGATTGATGATTGTGATGATGTCGCGGCGGGTATCTGCACAGATGGCAATCTGGCGTTCCAGTTCTTGCTGCGCCTGAATGATGCGCTCCACAGCACGGGGGATGCCCTGACCGTCCGGAGTGCCGGTTGGCATGGAGGAAAGAAGCGGCGTGACGCGGCAAGCCTGGCTGCGCAGTGTGAGCAGCTCCTGCTCAAGCTCCCGCTCCTGGCGCAGGCTTTGCTGGTAGCGGCGCAGCCAGGCAACTTTCTCTTCATAGGTCATGGCATCACCCCTTCCGCGGCTCATGCAGGGCCACATAGCAGCCATAGGTCTTGCCTTCGGCACGGGCGGCACGTTCCACGCGGGCGATCTCGCTCATGGCACGTTTGCTGCGCTGTTTGGCCCGGCTGATGATGGCATCGTCGCTGCGCACCAGCGGGGCACAGGCTTTGCAGTAGCGCTGGCTGCAATAGGCGTGCAGCATCATTTTGCCGCAGCGGGCACAGGGCCTATCGGAATATTTCGGCATCAATCCTCACCTCCATGTGTGTGATCCATGTAGATCTTGGGTTCGTCGTCCTCGTCCAGGTGGGCGGCGGCTTTCCCGGCGCAGAGCCCGGCGGTGTAGGCGGCGGCCAGCAGCGCGGCCAGAACAGCGCTGCCGATAATCGAAAGCAGAATGTCCATCAGTCACCCCACCTTTCGCCGCGGCTGCAGAAATCATCCGGCGTATTGCGGCCGTACAATGGGCACTGGACGGTGGCCCAGTAGCGGCAGCGCCCGCACCGCGGCAGGCCCAACAGCCGCAGGTTCAGCGCACGGGTGATGCGCAGCCCGCACCACATCAGCCCACAGATCAGCATGCCGCCCGCAAAGAGCACGCAGGGGGCCGCAAGAAACACAAGGGCCAGGCATTGGATGATGTAGAAACAGTTGGAATCAAAGACAGGCATCCGCCCCACCTCCCAACAGCCGCAATGCTTTGCGGATGACGGCACATCCATGCCCATACACAAAACAATTATGTTCCAGCCCGCAGCCAAGACAGGCTTCGGGGCGGCGCTCAATGGCCAGGCGGTGCAGCTGGCGCAATTCGTCCGGCGTCATCCGTTCGGCAGGGATGCACCGGCTGTTTTCCGCATCGAACCGCATGCCGCTTGAAACAGGCATCATAATTCCACCACCTTGATGAAAATGCCGGGGGTATCGGCCCAGAACTTTTCAACCACCTCACTGCACACGAATGCGTCATCGCGCCAGAAGTGCAGGCGGGTCATTTCGTCTTTCAGGGCTTTTTCCAGGTTGTCGGTATCGGGCTTGGTGGTGCGCCACTCGCCGTCATTGTGGCGGCCGTCAGTGGGAAACAGCCACTTGACCAACAGCCGCACCGGGCCGCTGCAGGGGGTAGGCGGTGCATAAGGGGCCAGGTAGGCGTGCAGCTTGGCACGGGTGGCTTTCAGCTCCGGGCTGTCGTGCAGCACGGCGCAGGGCTTGCCGCCGCGCATAAAGGCATGCAGCTGCTTGGCATTGTGGGTTGTGGTGGGCGGCTGCATGGGAATAAAAAATTGCATGTATTTTCACCTCATTCTTTTTTTGTGGCCAACGTGTTGGGGTGGGTTCCCGGAAGGATGGGGGCTGTGTACGCCCCATCCTCTGGGATACCCCAACACACGGACGGATTTTTACTATATATATAAGGCTATTTTCCGTCCGTATTTGGTACGGATAGCGGCTATTTTCCGAAATACGGAAGTTCGGACGGATTTGTGATAGCGGCTATTTTCCGTGAAATATAAGAAATGTTATCCGTTGCTTCCGGGCTCTTTCAGCCCCACGCTGGTGCCATCAATCCAAAATCCGCCGTCGGATTTCAGGCGTCGGCGCACGGTATCGGGCTTCAGGTTCAGGTATTCAGCCATGCTGTAAATGGTCACTTTACCATCCATGGTGCAGGCTTCAAAGGCGGTGCGCAGTTCGGCACGCTTGCTTTTGGCGGCAGTATCTTTGTCTCCCCAGCGCTTTGCGGCACCGCGGGAACCCAGCTGCTTGTAATCGCTTTCTGGCTGCAGGTCCTCCAGCAGGCCGCTGTCCAGCTTGTGTATGGGATAGTCGAACCAGAGGTTGACCGGGTCAAAACGGGCAAACTCGCGCAGGGTGCCCTCAATGCGCCAGGCGGTCATGGCATCGGCGCGCTTGATGGCAGCCGCGGTGTCTGCATCCAGGCGGTGCAGATCGGGCAGCGGCAGGTGTTCCTTGGCAATGGCCAGCATCCGGCTGCGGCTCAGGGCATCGTCCGGGCCGTAAGCATCGGCATGGCCGCGGGCATCCAGCAGGGCTTTGGCTGCGGCGCAGGCCGCTTTGTTGTGCAGCTGCTCCCGGATGGCATCGGTGGGAACCAGCTCGGTCATATCCAGCATGGCATCCGGGTCACGGGCAAACACACCGGAGCCGGAAGCACGGTCCATGCTGCGCTTGCCGCCCTGCGCGCCCTTGCTGTGGTGGTGGCAGTAGATGACGGCACAGTCCAGTTCCCGGCAGACCAGGTCAAACTGGTTGCAGAACTTGGCCATCTGGTCAGCGCTGTTTTCATCGCCGGTGATGACTTTATAGATCGGGTCCAGCACAACGGCCAGGTAGCCTTTCTTGGCAGCCCGGCGGATCAGGCGGGGAGCCAGCTTATCCATGGGGACGGAGGCACCGCGCAGGTTCCAGATGTCGATGTTGGCAAGGTTCCGGGGCGGCAGGTGCAAGGCTTCGTATACATCTTTGAAGCGGTGCAGGCAGCTGGCGCGGTCCAGTTCCAGATTGATATAAAGCACCTTGCCCTGCGCACAGGCAAAGCGGCCAAGCCAGGGGGCACCCTCGGCAAGGCAGATGCACAGTTCGATCAGGGCAAAGCTTTTGCCCGCTTTGCTGGGACCAGCCAGAAGCATTTTGTGGCCCTGGCGCAGCACCCCTTCAATCAGGGCATCTGCCAGCGGCGGCAGGCTGGCCCAGTCATCGGCAAGGCTTTCGGTATCGGGCAGGTCGTCCGTGCAGGCTTCAAACCAGTCTTTCCATTCCTCCCAGCAGGATTTGCCGGTGTTGGTTTCCAGCAGGTACTGCTTTTTGCCGCCGCGCAGGATGCCCGGCATGCGGGATAGACGGGCAGGGTTGCGGTTGGCTTCGTCCAGCATCAGGCCGTTTTTCTTGCAGGCAGCGTACAGGTAGTCAACCCGGCGGCGGTACTCGGTATAATCCGGCGCGCCGACCCGCACAATGGCGTGCAGGCTTTTGCTGCCGCTGTACACCAGGGCCGCGCAGGGCAGTTCCAGCTGGCGGATAATGGCCTGCTGCTTTTCCAGCTCCATGTTGTCGCATTCCACCAGGGCATAGCGGTAGTCGGCCACATTGTTGTTGCTGCGGCCGCCCTCCACGGGGTTGAAGCAGATCCAGGCACCGGCGGCGGGGTTGTAATCACCCACCACAGCGCCGATGTCCCCGCCGCAGCGGGCAAGCTCGTCCATCAGCTGACCGGCGGTGCGGTCCCAGCAGCCTTTTGTGGGGGCATAGCGGTCATCCCGCAGGTAGCTTTCGGTCACATAGGCCACATGGTCCTCCGGCTCAAACAGGGCTTGCAGGTAGCGGCGCAGCTGGTCGGCGGGGTCCCATTGTTCGGGGATGTTCAGCTCCTGCACATCCAGCCAGCGGGTATCCACCACAACGCCGTCCGGCCGGGTGCCGGGGGCGCAGATCGCGTCGTTCCAGTCCAGCTCATGCCCGGCGGGGCCCGGCCAGCCGTGATTGCGTGCCAGGGCGAAAATGCTGTTCTCGGTGATCGGTTTGGGATTGCCGCGGAAACTTTCCCACTTGCGGGCGCATTCGCCCTTGTGGTACCGGCTGCCATCGCGGGAACTCCATTGCTCCCATGCGGTAACAGGGAACCCGGCTTCTTTCAGCCCCATACCCACCGTGACCCATTCCTCATAGGTCAAGTTTGCCGGGGAGATAAAGTCCAAGGCTTCCTTGAGATCATTTGCATTGTCCATTCCGTTTACCATCCGAAGTCAAAGATTGGGGTTGTTTCCGCAGAGGGCATATAGGTCTTTGGGTCCACGCCCCTGGGGGTGCCGCGCCAGCCGCAGGCGGCGATACGGTCGATCATGTGCTTGGCGGCGTTGAAGCTCCAGGTGCCCACATGCTGGAAGCCGTATTTTTCCAGGCAGCGGATCTGCTTGGGGGTGGTTAATCCCTCATCCCGGCGCTTGTTCAGCCGGTCCAGCAGCAGGGATGCTTTGCCGGCGGATTCCACCGCATCGGGGCAGATGCCCTGCTTTTCCAGCGCGGCGGTTTGCTCGGCGCTGGGGGGACCGGCTTCCCACCCAAAGGCGGGCACATACCCGGCCAGGTCTTCGGCCTGGATGCTCATTTCGTATTGCAGCGGGTCAACCAGGCGGGCGCGCTTGCGGCGCTGTTCTTCCAGCTGTTTGGCAAGGGCTTCCTCCCGCTGGGCCACCACATCTTCGGCGGCCTGCCGGGCGGCTTCCTCCACGTCCTCCGGGCAGGCGGCGGTAGCCAGGTGATCGGTCATCTGCTGGGCAACGGCGTGATCCTCGCACACAAGGTCGGCCGGGCGGCAGAGCTCGTGGCGGTCGGTCAGCCAGAGGAAATCCAGGAGCAGCAGGTCCTTTTTGCCTTCGTGCAGGCGGGTGCCGCGCCCCACCATCTGGCTGTACAGGCTGCGCACCTTGGTGGGGCGCAGCACCACAACGCAGTCCACACTGGGGCAGTCCCAGCCTTCGGTCAGCAGCATGCTGTTGCACAGCACGTTGTAGGTTCCGGCGTCAAAATCTGCCAGGACCTGGGCGCGGTCGGTGCTCTGGCCGTTGACCTCGGCAGCATGGAATCCGTGGCGGTTCAGGGTATCCCGGAATTTCTGGCTGGTTTTGATCAGCGGCAGAAAAACAACGGTTTTGCGCCCCTTGCAGTAGTGCGCCATCTCAGCGGCAATCTGGTCCAGATAAGGGTCCAGGGCACTGCCCAGCTCGCCCACGGCATAGTCCCCGCCGGACATGCCCACGGTGGAGATGTCCAGCCTGAGGGGGATGGTCTGCGCCATAATGCGGCACAGAAAGCCGTCCCGGATGGCATCGGTGAGCTTGTACTCATAGGCCAGGCTGTCGAACACCTCGCCCAGATTGCGCAGGTCGCCGCGGTCCGGCGTGGCCGTTACGCCCAGGACCTTGGCCGCGGGGAACCAGTCCAGAATGCGGCGGTAGCCGTCGGTCACGGCATGGTGGGCTTCGTCAATGATGATGGTGCTGAAATAATTGTGGGGGAACTTTTCCAGCCGCTGGGGGCGCTGCAGGCTTTGCACGCTGCCAACGGCAACGCGGTACCAGCTGGCCAGGCAGGATTGTTCGGCTTTTTCCACCGCGCAGCCCAGCCCGGTTGATTTTTGCAGCTTGTCGGCGGCTTGTTCCAGCAGTTCGCCGCGGTGGGCCAGGATCAGCACCCGGTCCCCGGCGCGCACCTGGTCTTCGGCCACGGCAGCAAACACAATGGTTTTGCCGGTGCCGGTGGGCAGCACCAGCAGCGTGCGCAGCCGCCCCTGTTCCCACTCTGTATGGATCTGTTCTTTCGCCCGCTGCTGATAGGGGCGGAGGGGGAGAGAGTTTGTGTTGGGCATAAGTATCCTTTCCGTGTTAGTGAGGAGTTAGGAGTGAGGAGTTAGGAGTTGAAGAAGCGGCTTGCGCCGCAATTTTGAAATTATGAAAAGCCTGATATTCAAACCGTGCGCGTTAGCGCACACCATAAACTCCTAACTCCTACTTCCTAACTCCTAACTTAAAAAGCTCCCTGCTTCCACCCGGTGCTGGGGGCGGCGGTGGGTTCGGGGCGGGGCAGGAACTTTTCAATCTCGTTGGCCTGCCCGGTCTCACCGGCGTGGGGGGCGCTCTGCTTGGTGTATTCCCGCACGCCCAGGCGGCACATGCCCTGCGCACCGACAATTTCGTTCCAGCGGGGGCGGAACGTCTCGCCGCGCTTGCACTGGCCGATGCTTTCAAAAAAGGCGCCCAGCAGGCCCTGGGTCTTGGTGTGCAGGTACAGGCGGTGGGTGACGGTGGTTTCGCCTTTGTCGCCGCCATGGATGGTAATGGTCAGCTTGGCCATGCTGCAGGGCGGCAGCTTGGCGCTGCCCTCATAGCGGGCACGCTCAAAGCTCTGCACGGTAAACAGGTAATCGCCCGCAGGCAGCAGCACAAATTCCCGCTGTTCGTTGGTAACCTCGCTGTCCCAGTCCAGGGCAGCATCCGGCATGTTGTTCATATATTCAGCCATGGGTAAATCTCCTTTGTATTAAAATTTGTTGAGGCAACACCGCACAATTCCCGCCTAGCGGCTTAAGCACCGCTCCGGCGGCTGCGGCACGGCATCTGCGTTGCCAAAATGCTCGATAAGACATCCAGTATTAT